AAGTTACCGTGCGTATCTTGACGATGTTGGTATCTTGCCCATAAGTGGCAAAAGACAACATCATCAAAATCAAAAAAAAATATTTCTTCATAACTAAAAATTATTGATAAAATCCGAAAAATTCTTCATCCGCAGAGGCCGCCGTAGCAATGTGCAAGTAACCGGTAACGCTATCATGCTTAAATTCCGCCGCAATAGGCGTACCGGTTACCAATTGCTTGCTCAACCCCTCTCCCTTTCGCCAAAAACCTATAACGGTTTTGCCGATTAATGAAACCGTTACCCCGGCAATATTCTTAACGGTCTCAATTTGAACTTCTCCGCCATTGGCGGTGTATTGAAATCTTTTCACATTAGTAAGTATTGTTGATGGTGTGAATACCTGGCTTAAAGAACCTGTACCTTGCAACTCTATGTTAAAGGTGTTAAAGTTATTTATAGTCCCCTCATCATTTGATGAAGTAATATAAAAGTCAGCCTCCTCTGTGTACACCGTTAAGCCATCAATTGCTGTGCGCTGAAATCTTAGCCTTAGTTTATTCCGGTCAATTTGCTTTTTGCGTAAATCGGCTAATGAAATTAAATTTTCTTCTTCCAAATTTACAAGGCCATCCAGCGTGCCCGTAAAACTATGCTGCCCCGCTACACCCGTGTACCAACCCTGCGCACCAGTTACGCTGGTTTCAATCATAGATGTTTTAAAATTCAAACTGCAAGTCCTTGCACATCCATACAACACCCACTCCGAAAGTGCATCTACATACTCAAGTACAAGTACATCTTCACCTTTAACTATCATTTTACAAAAATGAATTTTTAAAAACTTATAAACCCGTAATAGTGTATAAAGATTGCCTATTTATTGGTCAAATACCTGAAAGAGTAGATGCTTACAAAGGTATCAAAGTCCTCTGTTGTATTTAATATTTCAAAGAGTGTTCCGCTGGCTTTATCCCTTTTGTAATCTATCGTAAATTTGCCCCAAACGAAACGCAAATCAGGATATAATGTATATTTCATCACCGATAACATTGAGAGGAATAGACTGTTTGCAGTTAAATTGTAAATACTACCTTCTAACTTCCTTCTCGATACACTTCGCAAAAACATTCTCTCTAAAGTAGTTATTTTGCCCAAGTTATCAAACGTATCGCCGTTGTATATCCAGGCTTTTGCCAAATCCCTTAACGGCCCCGTCATTGATTCGAGAAAAAAAGTGCCACCTATCGCATTAGATGTAGTTTCATCAACATAGATTTCCTTTTCTTCACTATTGTTTAAATTCAAAATTCTATGGTTCTTATGCTCATGTCCAATCACTTTACCGTTGCCGTCAATACTTCTTATCACTTCAAAATTTATATTCTTATAATGGGTTTCGCCAGTAGAGCCTGGGGCCAAATGCACATGAACTAATTTTAAAATTATTACTCCATCATGCGGCACGACTAAGGGTTCCTTTGATATAGTAGTCCAATCACGCCAACCTGAGCCGCCCGCTGCTGATGGATAGTTGTAACCAATTAACCCGGCAGCAGGTAATGCCGTTCCCCAGGAACCATCGTCTTTGACAATGCTATCATCAGCCGCATTTGGCACAAAAGTATTATGAGTTAAAAGTAAAGTATAAAAGTAACGCCATCCATATTTTTCACCCGAACTATCGCAACGCACATCGTAAGAGAAGTTAATCTTATCCCCTTCTCTTACTTCAACCCTGTTGCTTTCAATTTGTATCAATGTGCCATTACCACCCCCTTTTGCAACTAAGTACCTCTCTACCTCATTATCTTCACTATCTTTAATTACCCTGATTAATCGCTGCGCTGTGCCGGTAACTACTCCATTGCCGCCGGATGTCCACCACTCACCGGCAGCCCAGCCCGCTGCATCGTAATCATAGATTGTTTTATCGCCCGAAACCGTTGTAGATATTAATTGCCCAATTTCGTAGAAATTTATATTGTGAATTAAATTGGAAGGGTTCTTATAGTTGAAGGTTTCTTTTACAACAGCAAGGGGACGATCTAAGGAATAACTTAACCCGGCTTCGGGGTAGCTTTCTTCTTCAAATCCAAACTCATATTCGGCACCTATCGTTGAAGCGCTTTCATAAACAAAATCCGCATCGTAAGTCCTGAATGATACAGTATTGCTTATCTTCAATTCATCCCACCTCATTATATTCCAAAAACCTTCTGCCTGGAATAATGTAAACTTAAACCTGGAAAGTATTTTTTCAACAACCGAATAGCAACTTTCAAAATCCTTTGAGTTCTTAAACGTAGTAGGCTGTAAGTAAAGGTTATCTAAGAGCCTTGCATTGGGAGCGTCATCTGCTTGCAAATCACCATAAATCCTATATTTCAAAGACAGATTTGCGTTTTTAATGCAAAGATGTAGAAGGTCACTAACCTTTATTTTATCGTCAAGATTAACCGGGTCAACAATCGTTATATCTGCGCTCGTTGTGCCTACAAGCGTACCGTCAAGATTGGTTTCAAAAACAATGTACGTCCGATCAATTCCGAGAACGCTTGTAAGCCACCATGTTTTTAGTTCGTAAGTTCCATCAAGTACTGTACCGCCGCCGATTGTAATGTATTGACCATTTTTTAATGTCGTAACATGAACGCCATTAATCCTTATTTGCGAAGGATCAATTTGTTCAATCGTGTAGGTAGTTGTAGTTTGCTCACCATTCTTTATAGCACAGTCAAGCAGGGTTACATTTTTTAATAACCCTAAATTATCTGTTGCTTTTAAGTTTATTTCATGCGTAAAATCAACAATTAATTCGCTGTAATCATCTTGTACAAGGTAGCCGGTAAACTTCATGCTACCACCTACCTTAAATTCTACTTTGAAAAAATCATCTTCATCTGAAGTGAAATCAGCAATGGATAAAGAGGTTCCATCGCTTACGATATTAATGTCCAAAGAGCAGCCTTTTATTGGTGCCTGGGCATCATCTTTCTCCCAGGTTTGAATAACAGGAGTACCGGCAAGGGTAATGTCAATAGCTGTGCCGGAATAATCTTTTGCATAAATTAAAAGTGAGCATGAAAGCCCTAAGTTGCTCGTAAATGATGATTGCCATTTTAAACCCATTATCCAATTCTGTTTAATGACCGGTTTGCCCGGTCGAAGATTACAACTAAATCGCTGCCCCTTGCAACTATGTTGCCCGTTACCTCTATACTCCCGGCACCACTAATGTCACTTTTTAAAGCATAATTAGGTACTACTCCGCTACCTGTAGGAAGATTTACCAATTCGGGACCACGCTCGCCAACTAAGGCAAGTCCGCCCCGAAAATAGTCAACGCCATCCGCAAACTTAGGAACGCTTATACGGGCAGCAATCCCTTTAATTACTGCACCCAATGCAATTAATCCAAGCGAAGCACCTATGCCAGCGGATGATCCAAATAAGTCTTTTAATTTTTTTATTAAAAATTGAACGAGCAAAGTTTCCTTCCCTAATTGCTGAACCATCGTACCTAAAGAGTTTAAGATGCCTTTAAAAAAGCCGCCAAAGGCGTTACCAACATTACCAAACGATGCTATTGAAGTGAGCATATCTCCGAAACCATCTACAATTGTTTGTGAAAGTGAACTGAATATAGACGTAATTCCCTCGTTCAACTCCTGCGCCCTTAATGCTTTCAAGAAGGCATCTGTATCTATCGGCTTAAATTCAAATGTAGGTAAAACCGGTATGGTAACATCAACCGGCCTGCTAATTGATGTCTTCAACAACTCCTTTATTTGATTTTCTAAACTATTTGCGCCCGGAATTTTAAACCCTTTTATATTCTGCATCTTACCACCATACAAGAGTTTGTTAATGATGGCATCATCCGGTGGAACATTGAACTCTTTTAGTATTTTCTCCGCCGATTGTTGAATTGCTTTTATTTTATTTTCAACTTCAGACGTACCAAAAACCAATGACTTAGAATTTAAAAAATCAATTTCTTTGGCTAAATCTGATAATACATCCGATATTGAACCTACTTTCTTTTTATTTTTTTTATCATCAAATATATCTTCATTTCCGTTGTTACTAATTTTAATTCCCTTAGACAGTTCCGTTATGTCGCTCATCAGCAACTTTATCTCCTCTTCCACCGCCGCTATTTCTTTTTCCTTTTTTAAACGAGCCAAAGTGTTTTCCAGCAACAATTTTGCAGCAGCACCTTGCCCCCCCTGAAGGGAATCTGCCTTTCTTATTAATTCTTCCATCCCCTGCTGTATGTTGTATGCTATTCTTTCCCTTCCAACTAATGTTTTGTTTTGCAACGCAAGCAGTTTAGTTATTTCTCCCTCAAGTTGAGCCTGCTTTATTTTAACAGCAACAACTGTCTTTATATTTTCAAGATAAGTCCTATAAGCCGCATCTAAATCATTAACAGCGTTACCTTCTAATTTTAATTGATTAAAAATTTCAGGGTTAATCTGTTTTAATTCTTTTAGCGCAGCTAATTTTCTCTCCCTTGTTTCTGCTTCGTTTTTTAATACTGCAATTAACGATATTACTCTTGTTTCTTCTTGCGCAATACTTTCGTTAATTGCTTTTAAACTGTCTTTGCTCTCATCTGCTTTTTTCTTTGCCGCATCCAACCCCCGTGTCCAAGCTGTAAATCCAATTTGTGCAAATGTCATTACTGCTGTTAACGCTGATAACGCTAAACCTAATCCACCTGCACCCATCAATGAACTGCCCAATGCCTTTAATGCCCCACCCGTGCTGCCTGATTCCGCCTTTAACCTTTGAAAACTCTCTAATAAAGGGTTTAAGTTGTTCGCAATACCAACAAATCCAAATGGCACATCTTGCGCTACCCGGCCTAAATTAGTTAACGCAACCGTTGCCTGCGCACCTCCCTTAGCACCTTTACCAAGTGCGCTGTCCATTTTGTTTGCCGATACAGCCGTCTTTGCAAGAGCAGCAGATGTCGCATTCGCAGGTGAATTAATTGCTGTTATAGCATTACCTGCAACCTTAGCTTCTTTGGCTAAGTTTTCAAGGCTACCTTCCGTCTTTGCAGCTACCTTTTGAATCCGGGCCATGCCCGTCTCAAAATCACCCGTATCTGCACCAGCCCTTATTTTTAAATCATCTGCCATCGTGTTATTTTAAACCATGAATTTTTTTAATTTTAGCCCACATCTCTTTTGCCTCTTCTTTTGATTGGCCCCAGGTAACTTTATCCGTTTTTTTGTCTTGCTTTAACGGCCAAAACTTTTCTAAAGATAGTGGCCGCTGTACTAAACTTTGATGTATTCTAAATGCTGCAAATCGATGTAGCTGCGCCTCATGTTCTAACTTAATAAAATAGCCCTCACAAGCGCAATGAAACTCGTAAGGGCTACTACTATAATATTCATACGGCGACCATCCAAGTACGCCCAATGCAAATTTTAAGCACTCTTCAAAATAGTCTTCATTTTCCTTTTTTTTTGTTCGTTAGGCTTTTCTTTATCGTCTGCGTTTTTGCCAACATCTACTAACTTTTTCCAAAACACAGTTGAATTAAAGGCTTCCACAACCTTTACCTTTTCATCATCACTCATCTCATCAACCCACTCACATACTTGCTCAAACGTAGTTGTAAATTCTTCCCTTTTAACATAAGAGTTTGAAAGAAGCCCTGCATACACGGCTGCGTAATGGAAGGTAGCCTCAAAATTTTCTAAGTCAATAAATTTGTAAAAAGTTATGTAAGCCATTTGGTTAAACTTTAACCCGGCTGGCTTACCATTGATACTTACATTAACGTACATAAAAAAAATTAAGAACCTTCATAAATGGTTTGCAAAGGATCGTCAAGGTTGCCTAATGAACCCGTGAATTTCGCAGATTCATTGTTCGCAAAAGTTTGCTCTAACGATGCAATAAAGGCTTTGCCCGTATAGATAGCATCGCCATTTTGAGGAACAGCGGCTGCAATCTTGTAACCCACCGTTACCTTACCCTGGAGAGCAACAAATAATTCATTGCCCGAAATTTTGCCGGTATCGGGATCAGCCATAAGCTCCCCCTCAAAGGGTATATCGTAAGCAATGGTTCCGGGTATCTTTTTGTCACCGCATTTTGTGCTGCTCTCAATAGTTGTAACCGTTGCATTTAACCCGTTTGATGTTACACAAATTAATGTCTTATAATTTGTGCCACCTTCAAGGTCGAGCATGAGTAAAACATCGGTTCCCGAAATTGGTCTTTCCATTTTAATTTATTTTTTGTAAAAGTAATAAGTTCAATACCCCTAATTTATTTTTTTTGTATAAAGAAATTCAACCCTGGAATATATTATGGCGTATGGTTAAGCTACGGTCAATATATTGCCTCACCCCCTGCTGCGAGTAATCTTGCGTAAAATCGCCATCAAGCTCTGTGGTTATACAAGTTAGGTTTGATGCCGATAAATCAATCTGCTTTTTGTCGGCAGGAATAATTCGCTTTAAAACCTCCCCGGCAATGTAATCAGCGGCATCGCCGTTATTATACCTTTTGGAATAAGTGTGTATAGCAACCATTATAGTCGTGTCCGTGCCATTCTTATATTTGCAAGATGCGTCATCGTTACTTATTTGGCCAATAATTATGTAGTTTTCTTCTTCAAGGCCATCAGGAATTTCGCCGTACCAAACCGGCACAGGATTGCCATTGTAAGAAATGGCAGGCGTTGTAAGAGCCTCAATGTATGCCGTCCTTAGTGCCAAATTTATATCTCTCATATATTTTTTAAATTAGAAATTAATCTCTTCCTGTTTTTACGAAAAGCGGGGTATAAGAACGGCTGTTGCTTAACCCCATTTTGCAAAATATTTAAAGCAATAGCGTAAGCCGCCTGTTGCATCGCCGCATAAGAATTTTTAGATGTTGATACATTGCCTGATTTGGTTTTATGTGCGCCAATTCCCTTCCTCTGTACCCAGGCCATAATCCGTTGTATAAATTCACTCAATGTGCCACCAGCTTTACCCTTATGCTCTGCCGCCATAGCACGCCATTCTTGCGGAAGGGTTGCAACGTAATTAGCCGCAAATTTTCTTGTTCCAAACTCTACATAGGCTGCGTAATCAGTCGCTACTACTATATCTACATAACGAGTTGAACCTTCTTTTTTTACCGGGGTAAAAGATATACTATTCCTTAAATGCCCTTCATCAACCGGGCATAACCTTTGCGCCATCGCTACGGTTGATATGCCAAAGGTGTTAAGTTCATCATCAATTTTTGACAATACTTTTTCACGGCGCTTACTTATTGCGCCTTTCAAATTGCCGGTAATATCTAAAGTTATTCTTGCCATTAAGGTATAGCTGGTGTGGTTTCATTGTCTGTCGCAAAATCGCTGTCAACTTTTGAAGCCTCCTGACCCCTTACCCTATAATAGTAATCACATTCGGGGCTAAGGTCTATATCGCTGAAACTTGCTGTTGAACCGCTGTAAATCTCAATCCAATTACCATCATTATCTCTGCATCTTTCAAGTACAAAGTTTGTTGCCGTTCCCGTCCACGCTAAATCAATCTGATAACTATCAAAAGCTGTCGCAGTAAATGATGTAGGCTGGTTGGCAATTGAGGGTGATGATAACGCCTGCAACTTGTAGTAAGGTATCAACACAGGCTGCCCATCCTTCAATGCTATTATCATAACATTACTATCCGGGTTATATTCTATCGGCAGATTATTAAACATTTGTAATTTTTGAACATCGGGCCTCCCAATAAAAATGCTTACCCTCGCTTTTTTTTGTCAGTGCCTCAATTCTATATTCATCATCTAAGTAACCAATCAAAAATGATGATGTAATTACACGACTTGGGTATGCCCGGAAAGTAATCTTTGTATCATACCGATAAAGCCCTTGTTTCTCATTTAAAAACTGCTGCCCCGTCCTATCTTCTACCTTCGCCCATTGTTCATATTCTGTCGTTAAATCACTCACAGGCCCACCGCCTGGGCTTTGCGTAGCCCCATAAAATCTCAAATAAATCCTTCTATTCATTCCGCCGATCATAACACTCGCCTGTAAGGATTTAATAATAATTTTGCCTGCTCACACAACCCATTCCTCAACTCTGCATCACCTCTACTCTCGTATAACCATGCAACCTGGCAAAGAATGCCATCAACCAAATTTGACGGAACAACATTGTAGCCAGCCTCATACACAATCGTTAATTCTTCACATGATGCTGTGAGTACTCTTTTAAATAGACCGGAAGATATATTAATGTCATCAACCGTTGTTCCTGCGCTGCCACCTTCTGTTTCGGAATCAATATACAATCCCGATGCCTCCTCTCCTGCTTCAAAGGGTATTCCAACTTCAATTAGACCGGTTGATTGAGTGTACTTAAATTGTTTGTCAACGGGCGTACCTGTTGCTATTTGCTTTGAAAAAGCTATCCCGTCTTTTTCAAAAGATAAAACTTTTTTGCCGGTAAGAGATATTGTATTGCCGTCCAAATCTTTTGGCTGCGAAATAATCAATTCACCGCCAACGCCTGTATATTGGAATCTTTTTAAACTCGAAAACACAGAGTAGGCACTACCATCTGTGGTTGTATCAAGTATGTTACCCACCGGGCCATAGGGGAGGAATATGCCACCCACTTCATTAAGTAATTGAGCCGATACCGTGCGTTTAATTAAGGATATATTTAAAAACCCTTCGCATTGCTGCCTTGCGGCTTTAATGTAAAGATTGATTAAGGCATCGTCATCGTCCAAATCAATCCTGCAATGTTGCTTTACCTGCTCAAGTGTTACAGGCTCTACTACAGGCTCATCGTCTGTAAACAGTACATCTAATACAGCATTATATCGCATTACCTACTTTTTTTTGTTACCGGCCCTTTAATTTCCTTTTTTTCGGTTGTAAATGAAACACTAACTTTTTCTTTCACAATTTCAGCAATACCCATATTTATAAGGTATGCAGCACGGGCTTCTGTTACATCTGCAATACTACCACATTGGTAATAAAAGTGTTCTTTAATTATTTTTATAAGCATAGTTAAAGTTATAGCTAACGATGCTATGTTTTCTTTTTTATTGTATAAAGAAAGCCCCGATAGATAATATCGGGGCTTTACAAAATCAAAAAAAACAAACAAACTAACTTCCTTCGCCAGTATCACCCTTTACGAAGTATGTAGAGCCATAAACCGGGAGGGCAATGGTTTCTTCAATCCGCAAGGTTACCTGGTTGGTGCGTACATTCGTACCATCTTCACGGAAAAACTCTAATCTCATTGATTCTTGTATCAACAGGTCGGTTCCGTTTGTGAAATCACCTACAACATAATCGCCTGTGTTAAGGGCGGTGGTTGTGGCAACAGGTACACCTAAGATGTAAAGCACTCCATTAACGAAGGTAACACCCTGGGGCAGGTCGTATTCGCCTGATCCGGTTGCCTTGTTTTTGAAGAAGGAATAATAAGATGATGGCCGCATAATTATGCCATTGGCCTGCCTTTCATAAGTGTCATCCAAAAGGCTTAAATCATCAATTATTTTTTCTACCAATTTGGTTGATGCAGAAGCAGATGCAACGAAGTTGCCGGACGTTAAAATACCCTTGAGATTTGGCGTTGTGCCATTGCCATAAAGGATTTGTGCATCTTCTACGTTCAGCAGTTTTTCAGGCACCCTTTTCTGAAGGAATGATACCAATCCTTGTATGTTGTTCAAACTTTTGTTTGACAAAATCATAAAACCGGCAATGGTTTCAAACTTAACGCTACTTTCAATTAAATCAAAATCAAACTGTGGTTTTAACCCGGAGGCAGCATCCGAATGTGGGCTGTTTGCGCTTGTGGCTTCAGCAGTAGGCGCAATTGAACCTTCACCATTTCCGTTTTCACGCATAAAATAATAATCGGTTCCGGGGCCTGCGGCCATTGAACTGATTAAACTGCGAAGGTGAGTTTTGCGGCTTGGATTTTCAATGATGCCCGGTTTGTAAACTGCACCCCAAACTGTGCCACCGGTTACATTGTTGGTGCCAAATTCGCCTACGGTTTTCATGTCAATGTCAAAACTTACCTTCTTGGTTTCTTTACGCATGAATTTCTGCACGGCATCGTGGTTGGCTTCAACTGCTTCAGAAATTACCGTTTGGATTGATTTGCTTTCAACCTTAGGGGGTTTAGATGAACCTTTCATCCTTACCTGCACTACATCAAGGGCTTTGATTGTAATTGCAAGGTCTTCCTGCATCTTAGCAAGGGTTTCAGCAGTTTTGTCTTCCGCTTTTTTATCGGCCAGGTCAGCTAATGATTTTTCAATAGCTGCAATTTTTTCGCCGAAATTCTTTGTGGCCTCTTCGCCTTTTTCTTCGATACTTTTTTTAAGATCGTTCCAGGCTTTAGTCAGGTCTTCGGCTGTCTCAATTTTTTGTTCCATTATTTTTTAATGTTTAATGTTAATAATTTAATTGTATCAAGAACCCCTTTCATGTCGCCCGGCAAAGTGGATGTATCTTCCGGCTTTGTGGTTGCCTCTTTAAGGGCTTTTTGTAAATAAAGTAATTCATCATTCAAGAAAGCAAACGTGCTGTCGGTGAACGTACCCGTGTTAATTGCTTTAATTAACCTCGTAATACGGTCATTAACATCGGTTAAATTCTTTAGCCCAAGTAAGGGTGTGTTTTGATTTGCGCCCCAGGCCGTAAGGCTACTCAATTCCCACAGCTTTAACTCATTTAATTGAGTTTGCTGCTCCATCCAGTTCGCATCGGGATTGATTATAGTTTTTTTAATGACAGAGTACCCAATTGAATGCTCAGTTATTAATCCACTATCAACCATTTTTAAGTAATCAACTGCAATAGCATTGCTACCTACTTTACTTTCGTAATACAGCCCCTTAGCATCTTCTTTTAATACTAATAACTTACCTAATGGCTGCTCAGTATTATGGTTTAACAGGTGCTTTATTCTCGGTTGTGTGCTATCCGGGCCTTGCTCCTTTATAGTCTTAGTAAATGCCCCGGGCATTACTATATCTCTATCACTATCCAAAGAATTAAATTCAGAGGCATATCCCGTTACTATGCCTAATTTGGTATCAGCATCTTTTATTGATGCCACAAAATACTTAGCCGATTTAATTAACTTATCTGCCATTTGCACAAAAATAAAATACTATTTATAACTTTATTTTATCTTTATACAAAAAACAAATGGAAAAGCCCAAAAGTGGTTCATCTGCCGCCGAAAAAAACAATTACAACAAATGGTATTATCTGCAAAATAAACCATACCCGGTTAGGCTTGGCGAGTATAAAATACCTCTTATGAAGTTCAGTTATGAAAATAGCCTTAGCCTTCAGCAAGTAGTTATTTTAGCGATTAAAGAATTTTGCGAGAGAAATAATCTGCAAGGCGAGATGCCTTAACTTTTTATGGGAGTGAATAAAATTGCACATCGGCAATTTACAATTTCTTTTGCAGCCACTTCAGGCCGGCCATCTTTACCTCCCCTATCCCCAGGTTGGTACATCTGATAACCCCCTACATTGAAGTACTCATCCATATTGATTACAGTGCCGTTCACATACAGATGATCCCGCCGGGTTCGATTATCCATTGCCGACAGCCATTCTTTTTTTAGCTTCAACCCTGTTTCTTTTGCCACTAATATAGCTCCAGTATTCGCTGCTGTAACGGTTTCCGTGCGGGCAATCATTCTCGCTCTTACACGGCTTAACTCGGTTGCCTGCAAAAGTCCTACAATCTTATCGTAATCCCATCCCTCCTTATATGCCTCGGTTAGTATATTCCTGATAAGCATCTTCGTTGTGTCGGTAATACCTATTGAAGTGTTAAGAATATCGGTGCCGAAATACTCCACTATTCTTTGATACATAATTTCATTAAAAGCAATTGGCATCCTTGCTTTTTTCTGATTAAGGTCGGCCCGGATTTTAGCGCCATAAACAATTGCAGCATCTAAGTATAGCTTTTGAATTAAAGAAGAATAATGTAAGGGATTTAGCAACTCTACCGCCTGGATACCTTGCCCCAAGTTGGTTATAACGGTTTGATATTGCTCCCGGATTAATTTGTAAAATTTTGGTGCAAAAGCCCTCTCCCTGTTTTGTTGGAATTTAGAAAACCGCCTGTAATATTTTATTTTGTCGCTTTTATTCATTATAACAAAAATAACAATACCAAAACTCGCTATGCACTATCTCATTGTTGACGAAAAAAACATCCTGATACATTGTGCCTGTTATAAGTACCCCACAGGTTGAGCAATGCGTTAAATGGTCAGTAGGCATCGCTAACTCTTCTACCGCTATGTCCATTCGTGGGCTGCTCATGGCTTTTAATTAATTCTTCAAAAAGAACTACCAACTTCTTTATAGCCTTATCCCTCCTGTACATCGCATTTGAGTTTTTAACCGGGCAGGTTTCTGAAGGTATTGCTCGGATAATTATTTCCTCAATTTCTTTTTTGTAATCATTCATCTATTGGTGGAATATCATCAATGCCGCTGCTTAGGTAATCAATCGCCTCATAACCCTGCTTAACGTAAATTTTACTAAGGTTCTCATCCGCTTCGTCAAAGGGTAATTTAAAGGCTCTTAATATCTCATTAGGCAACATAATGGGGAGTGCAGCAAAGGTTTCTGCCATCTCCTTGTAATTAGATTGCAACTCCGGTATCTCGGTAATGTCTTCACGAATATCCCTTTTTTTGCCATCTTTAAAATCAGGCAATAACCCAAGTATTAGCGCATCCCTCACCCTGTACACATTGGGGAGAATAGTGTTTGTGTATGTCCTTTTAATCATCTCTCTTACATTGCTCTCGGTACTTGCCTCGCCGTTGTTAAAGAGAATATCCGAGGTGCCAAAAACATTACACAGTTTTTTAAAGTTGATTTTACCTGATTCCAAAACTTGCATATCTGCAAGTGTTGAACCTAAATTTATTGCGCCCATTTCGCCGCTCGAAAAATATGGCGCACCGGCATTATTTGTGTCCTTTAAGAATCTGTAAAAAGCATCCTTTCTCATTCCGTTAATCTCGGCCGCCTGGTTATCGCTAAAGGATTTATCGTAAACAATTGTTTCAATACCGCCATTCTGCAATTGAGCCGTGGCCACATCTATGTTGCTGTCTAATTGCGTTAATCTTTTTTTAAGCACAGAGATAGGGCTTAAACCACGCAAATAGCTATCCGTACCACGATAAACGTAAGGGTTAAAGTACTTTATGTGGATTACATCTTCCGTTGGTATGTTTTCAAATATCTTAAACCCATCCTGAACATAATCATAAGCTACTACTTTACGAGGCATTGTGTCGGTAACTTTCAACACAACATTTTGGGGCATTAATAAAAGTAGTTCTACCGGCTTACCGGCATTAACGCCATCTTCAGGTTTTGCTTTGTAAATGAAAACTTCACCTTCAATGAATAGTAGTGTGTAAACTGCTTCAAAAAATTCAAACTTAGATAAGCCCTGGCCGGGTGCATTCAGCAAACTTACTACAGGGTCTTTCTCCGGCAAATCTTCTAACGCCTTTAACATTAATGATTTTGTGTTGAAAGGCATTGAGTGGGGTTGTGTTAATCTGTGAAGCTGCTTTGCCGCATCATCATTTTTAACAAGATAGCAATACAAAGGAACGAGCGCCGCAGTCGTGGATAGCATCCTAACTATTGAGTACACATCATCCGTAGTTGCATATCTCTCACTATTATCCAACGATTGATAATTAGGATATAAAGATATGTTACGCTGAAGCATAGCCTCTAATCGGCGTACATTTTGGCGAATGGCATTAATTTCTTCATTGTGCCTTGCCTTTAGTTTTTTAGTTTTTCCAAAATCAAATAATGCCACGAAGGTTTTTTGTAAAATTATTGTTTAAATATATTTAACCACTTCGGCTATGTATAAAGATTAATAGCCTGCATCTGCGAATATCCTCTTTGGAACCAATTCAAACCACTCTCGCATCATTATAGCATCCCAAAAGTCAGGAGAGCGGCCCAATGCTTCCTTTATCTTCTTTTTGGGCAACACTCCTTTTTTTAAATCACTATCCAACTCTTTTTGTTTCACCAGCTCCATTTCCTCAATTATAAATTGCTTCATCTCTTCATCTTCTACCTCAAGATAGATGCCGTTAGTATTAATCCTGTCCGCCATTTTGAAACTACATTGAGATTTTAGATTGTCGAAATTCTCTTTTAATGGATTGCCATTTTTATCAAGCTGGCCTCTGCCTGGAGAGGGAAGCGCT